TCCAGAGTGTGGTCTACCAAGTCGAATGAGTTATCGAACTGAGTATCACAGTCGTGGCAGTAGGCTTCAGGTGGTTCTTCAGGGTCGAACTCGTTCAATTAAATATCCAGTTTTTCGTGGAAGAATCCAGCCCCCGCTTGTACAAACATTGAATTAACATCCTCCCCTTCGGGAAGTTGTACAATAGTAACTGGTAATTCTCTGGCAAGACCTTTAGCAAACTCTGTTCCTGGTTGGTCACCATCTGCAAAGATGAATACTCTTTCAAAGTCTGCAAGCAATCGTGTGTAGTGTTTCTTCCAGGAGTTTGCTCCAGGTACACCAACACAAGGAATGCCAACGCAGTAACTGAGAGTAATAGTATCCAGTTCACCTTCGCACACCCCTATAAAATCTCCTGCTTGTTCAACGTCGAGCACGTTGTACATTCTGGTTTCTGCTCCAGTCATACCCATATACTTGGGTTCGACTGCGGGGTTAAGGCTTCTAAATCGTAAGTCTACTACACCTGTCTTAGTTATGTAAGGTATAGCAAGGCGTCCAGAGTACTGCTCGTGTCCAACTTCAGGTTCCGAGACTACGCCTAATGACGCCAGACGTGCTACTTCCTGACTGATTCCTCTGCTTTCTAGGTAATCGTATGCCAGATGAATACTTTCCGCGTATTTCTTGGTTGCTTTGCCCAGTAATTCCTTCTGCAAATGTCCGTGCTTCATTTATATTTACTCTCTCCTGTTGCGCTATGAGTTGTAAACTGTTGCCTTGAATGCCACAGGCAAAGCATATAAAGATATTCTTATCGAGGTTGGCTGAACCTGATTGGTGCGTATCTGAATGGAACGGGCACTTAAGATTAACTTGCCCGTGTCCTTGTCGTATGTTCGCACCATAGTGACGCAAGACATCTGCGATGTTTGGCAAGTCATTGTCAATCTTCATCACCTGACTTCTCCTTCATCCATTGTTCTAAGTTCTGAATGACCCAAGCATTTTCTATGCCAGAGTTTCGGCGTTTAACTACGACATAATGCAGTGGCACTTCCCTTATACCACGTGCCTTGGCGTAGTTAACCGCCTCAACCTGTGCCTCTTTCCAAAATTCAGGAAGCGATAGGCTCTTCCTGTTTTTCAGTTCGAGTATGTATGTCCGTCCCGCGACCATACAAACCATATCACCTTCATCTTTTGCACCAGCCTTAGTAAGACGTTCCGCCATAGCACCCATCTTACGTAGCCATTTCATTACATCTGTTTCAAACTGAGAACCCTTGCGCCCATTAGGGTTTGCCATTACGTTGCACTCTTATCCTTACGCAAGATACGTTGTGCCCACGATAGACCAGCGTTGAGTCCATCGGTCCACTCATCAGTGATAGGAACCTTGGCTGCTTCAATCTTCTGAATCAACTTCTCAGTCTCTTCTTTAATCTTTAATACAACAAGAGCACGAGTCTCTTGTGACATATCGTCTTCTTCTTCTCTAATCATTTCCTATCCATTCTCTGGTATGTCTTCGACGTACATATATTCAGGGTTAAATGATAGCCAACAAGTCAGGTTAGCGTTAGCATCGGCACGCCCATATCTATTCTTTACTGGAGCAATAGCCATAGAAGTACCAACGATACCAAGAGTACAGATAAGAGCGGGGAGTTGAGCCACCTTCCCTTGTAGTGCAGAACGTGGTTGACAAGGGGTACCCAATACACCTTCAGAAGTATGGTGGAGAACAATAATCCCAGCGTTAGTAGCACGAGCAAGATACTTCAACTCCTTCATAATGGCACGCATAGAGGCAAACTCTTCGCCACCATCTGTTGCTATATCCATAAGGTTATCAACGAAGACAGCCTCAGGCGGTACACCCCATAGTTCCTCAAAGGCTTCTACTTCTTCAAGAATATCTTGTAGTGTAGGTGAAGATTCAAATGACCAAACAATGTGGCTTGCCTTACTTAGCACAGCCTTAGTCCAACCAGTATCTGTATTCATTAGGTGTTCAACATCTGTTTGATTCTTACCACTAATCATTGACGCTAGGCGCATAGCCATAGTGTGTGCATTGGTATCTGCTGAAACGTACAGAGTAGGAACGTGCATACGAAGGGCTAAAGCCAGTGCTAGAGTGGACTTTCCGACCCCTGGTACACCTGCCAGCATAGATACTTCTGCTCTGCGAAAGATAATTTTGTTAGCATCAAAGGTCTTGAAGCAACTAGGTAAAGGCTCTCCACCTATGTCGGCTCTGCCAACACTTCTTACTAGGGTTCTCACTTCTTCTTAATCCAATACTGCTCGTTAACTACTAGAGTTTCATACTCGTCCTTATGACGAGACAAGAATAAGTCGATGCCTAATGTGGGTGTCAACTCAGGTGGCATATCTGCACCCCAAGTGTAGTCATCGAATGCCATAATGCCACCAGACTTTAACTGTGACCAGGATAGTTCAGCATCCATCAGTACACCCACTGTTGTGTGGTCTGCGTCTATGTATATGAAATCATAGCAAGGCTCACGACGGACGCTTGATAAGTGCCAGATAGTAGTGGACTTGAAGTGCTTAATAGTTTTGTACATTTCTGTTTTAGTTTTGTACACTTCATAAACGTCATCAAAGTCCATTGACTTATGTGCATCTTCATCACTACCAGTCCAGGTATCTACATCTATGAGCCAGGCATTCTTACCAGTAAGGATGTTCTCTGCTAGCCATACGCTGGCATCACCTGTATATACACCTAACTGCAAGAAGTGTAAATCATCTTGTCCTGTTAATGGTGTAAGAAATTTTTCAAAGTTACCTTTAGCGGTATGGTTAAACCAATTTGGATATTCCACTTGCATCTCCTGTCTAGTGTTATAAGTGGGGCAGTCACCTTCCCCGATTAACTACCCCACTTATAATTCTTATTTAGTTTACTGGCTTACATTGGTCGGGAGTTCCCTGAGGTGTCGGGCAAGCCCAGAAAGCGTAAGGCTTCCCAGTTGTCTTGCTCATTCCCTGTCGGAATATTCTCGCGCCGTGTACGCACGTTGGTGTTGTTGGATGCGCCGATGCGCTCTGTTGGGTGGGTGCTGGTGCCCCACCGAATGGATTGTCCGCCTGGGTTTGAGTTAAGAATCCAGGTTGCGTTGTGTTTGTAGTGGAACTCTGCGTTGATAAAGGGAGAACGGTGTAAGCACCTGCTACCTTCTTAGATACTGCTGCAATCTGAGTTGAGTAATCGCCAATGCCTTCTAGCAATACACTCAGTTCATCTGCACTACCTGCACGTACGTTAATCAAATCTCCATTAGGAGACTTCATAGAAACTTGTAGTTTCCAGTCTTCGTTTGTCATTTGTGTTCCTTCTTAGTGAATTGGCAGTGTTCTTTTAAGCCACAGAAACTGCACGATTGTAGGTTCGGTAGAAATATACCAGCCTTGCGAGCCTTGTCAAAGCCATCCACGAAATATTCAAGGGTGTCTAAGGTATATCTACTTAGGTCAATCATCTCTCCTGTCCCCGATTCACGAGACATCCAGTAGTTTCCTAGATTGACTGGAACTCCAATCATCTGCTCGACTCCTACTTTGTAGAAGCCTAACTGAAGGTCAGAGGTTGGTCGTGTGCGTGAAGTCTTAAGGTCGACAATCACAAGTTGTCCGTTAACCTCAAAGATTCTGTCAATGAACATCTTCACTGGCACGCCTGCTATGACTGGATTAAGTTCTAATTCGATTGCACGTGCACCTTGCGGTGTAGTCCAAATCTTCCAGTCAGGATTGTTCTGTCTCCACTTGATGTAGTTGTCTACCCATACGGAGCCATTGATATTCCACCAGTTAGCATCTTCCCTATTAGGATTAGCCTTGGTAGATTTACCCGCCACTCTTGCAGTGGCAAGATTTAGTCCTTCGGTTTCTTTGCTCCAGGCTTTCGCCCACAGTTCATTCGTTGTCGTAATCATACAACTCCGTTGCGTAGTGGAAAGCACGTCCTCCTGCTGACCAGATGGATGGTTCCTCAGGAACCTGAAGTAGTCTACCTAGGTAATACTGATAACCGCAGG